TGCCAAGTGTTGACAGAAATATACAAACTAGTACAAGATGCCCCTGATATGGCAGCAGAATCTCGGAAGAGGTAGCCGCCATTTAACCATACGCACACCGAGAGGAGCGTTCTATGACTATTCCTGAGCAGATTCGCCGCCAGTCTGAGGCTGTGGAGAAGTTCTACAAAGACAAGGGAACCAATTCTGAGACAGTTGAGGCTAAGACCGATGAGACTGGAGCAGAAGGTTCTAAGACTGTAGAAGTTCAGCAAGCCGACAGTGGAGAGAATACTGCAACTGCGCCTACTCCTAACGAGCAAAGGCAGGTAGGCAACAAGGAGAACGAAGAGACTTACGAGAAGCGGTACAAAACGCTTCAGGGTATGTACAACGCGGATACGGTGCGACTTCGTACCGAGAATCAGCAGTTGAATCAGCGACTTACCCAGATGGAGCAGTTGCTTTCTACGCTTTCGGCAGCGCCCGCATCAAGTTCGGGAACCGTCCAGAAGCTAGTGACTGATAAAGACGTTGAAGAATATGGCGACTCCCTCGAAGTCATGCGTCGTGTGACGAAAGAGGAAGTGTCCGCTGCCAACCAGCGGATTGCCGAGCTAGAGCATATGGTTCGCCAGATGCAGGCAAGCGTTCTTCCGCGTGTTGAACAGGTCGCACAAAAGCAAGCGCAATCATCTGAACAGCTATTCTGGTCGGAACTGTCTGCGAATGTCCCCGAATGGAGAGACATCAATGCGGACGAGAACTTCCTGAATTGGCTTACGGAAGTTGATCCTCTGACGGGCGCAACCCGGCAGGTGTACCTTGAAGATGCCCAGAGACATCTGGACGTCCCGCGCGTCGTGAATTTCTTCCGTACTTGGCAGGGTATGAATGGTCGGCAAGTTGCTCAACCACCTCGGAGCGCAGCTTCCGAACTTGATAAACAGGTTTCTCCCGGTCGTAGCCGCAATGGTGGTTCGCCCAGTGGGAATCAGGCCAAAGTGTACGGGCCGGAGGACATCAAAAAGTTCTTCGACGATGTGCGTAAAGGCGTTTATCAGGGCAAAGAGGCTGAACGCGACCGAATTGAACGCGATATTTTCGCCGCACAGCGCGAAAATCGCATAGTCGCAACAGGTTAAGTGGAGCTATTCCATGTCTTATCCGGTCTCTTCGGGCCGTCCGAACTACTCGGGGAACTTTATCCCTGAGATTTGGTCGGGCAAACTGATCCAGAACTTCTACGACGCCACGGTTCTCGCGGCGATCTCTAATACCGATTACGAAGGCGAGATTCGTAATCAGGGTGATACGGTCAACATCCGTACCATTCCGAACATCACGATCCGTGACTACGTCAAGGGTCAGAATCTCGTTGTCGAAAACCCCGACAAGCCGAAACTGCAGCTTGTCATCGACAAGGGCGAGTACTTCGCTTGCGTTGAGGATGACATCGACCGCGTCCAGTCGGACGTCAAGCTGATGGATATGTGGTCCAAAGATGCTTCCGAGCAGATGAAGATCAAGATCGACCAGCGCGTTCTGACCGACATGCTGCCGGACATTGCCGCCACCAACAAGGGCGCGACGGCTGGTGCTGTCTCTGGTGCGTTCAACCTTGGCACGACCGGCGCTCCGCTGACGGTCACCAAGGACGGCGCTACCTCCACGACTTCGGTTACGGACCTTGTCGTTGACATGGGTACCGTTCTCGACGAGGCGAACTGCCCGGAACAGAACCGCTTCCTTATCATCCCGGCTCGTATGGCTGGCTTGATTAAGAAGTCGGAACTGAAGGATGCTTCGCTCACGGGCGACAGCCAGTCCATTGTCCGCAATGGCCGTCTCGGCATGATTGATCGTTTCACGATCTACGTCAGCCACAATCTGAAAGTGACGTCCAGCACGAAGTACCACATCATTGCTGGTACTAAGATGGGCCTGACCTTCGCTTCTCAGATGACTGAGATGGAGACCATTCGTTCGGAGACGACGTTCGGTGACATCGTTCGTGGCCTGCAGGTGTATGGCTACAAGGTTGTCAAGCCGGAAGCGCTTGTCGAATCCGTCATCAGCTTCTCGTAAGGAGGACTATAAATGGCTACTTATACGGACTCCTACGGGTTCAATAAAGGAACGGCTGCGTTCCCGGCTTATGGCGACACCCGCATTTCGTACATCGAAGTCGAACTCGACTTCGCTGCGATTGTGGCTGCTCGTTCGGCTGCTAGCGCCACGGCGCTGGCTGCGGCTGACATTCTTCAGGTCATACAGGTTCCGGCCAATGCCGTGATTCTGCACGCTGGCTTTGAAGTCACGAAGGTCGAATCGACCAACACGACGGCTACCTTTGACCTTGGTTTCACGGGCGGTTCGCCTGCTGCCGCCAATGCCTTTGGTAACGACGTTGCGTCGAACGCCCTTGCTTGGTCGTGGGCTGCTGGTACCGGTCTGGCGAATCCGATCATCGTCGGTACGTCGAACGATACCATCGACCTGCTGATTAACACGGCTGCGCCTACGGACTGCGTCCTCCGCTGCTTCGCGGTTGTTCTTAACCCGAACTGATCGTAGGGGCTTCGGCCCCTACTTTCTCATAGGAGGATTCAATGTCTGTTTATGACGGCGTAACTCATTCCCGTCTTAAGGCGATCAACCTTGAGGCTGACAATGCGACGTTGACGACGGCGACCATTACGAATCCCCGGTTTACTGGGGTTGTTCTGAATGTTCGCAAGCGTCTGACGATTGCGCAGGTTAATGCTGGCGTCGAACTCGTTGCGGCGGTCAGCGGCAAGTCCATTCGTATGGTCGATTGTAAAGCCATTGCGGTTGGTGGCGCTGCTGGTGCGGTCACGACGGTCGATGTCACTGGTACTTCGTCCACTTCGCGTAAGCTCGTTGCTTTTGCTCAGGCCAGCCTGACGCAGAGCACTGTTCTTACCGCTGGTGGCTCGGGTGCTGCTGTTCTCGCTGACGGTGCGTCTTACACGGCGAACGACGCCGGTACGGCGATCAACGTGAGCAAGACCGGTTCTAGCGTCACGACGGCTACTCATATTGACGTTATCTTTGATTACGTCCTTGAGTAATTGGTAGGGGGCTTAGCCCCCTATCTTTCTTTTTAGAGGGCCGGACATGCCATCAAATCTTACCGGTAGTAAGATCAATGAGACTTACTCCCAGTTATTGCATATTGACGGTGGCCCTGCGGCTACCGAGAAAGCCGTTCTTAGCGGTACAGGCGTTAGCACCGCTCTGTCTCTGGGTATTAATTCTGCTTCTGTTGGGAACATACGCCTAAGTGGCAACTCCATTTCTGCGCTCAGCGGCAACGTCGAAATTGCTAACGCTGCTATATCCGGTGGTTCAATCACTGGCATCGTTGACTTACCTATTGAAGATGGCGGCACTGGCGCGTCCACAGCCGTAGGTGCGAGAACCAATCTTGGTCTCGGCACTATGGCGACTCAGAACGCAAATGCTGTAGCTATTACTGGTGGCACGATCTCTGGCGTTACGATCCCACTATCTAGTATTTCTGACCTGAAGTACGGTGAATTTTATTCTACGCAGGATCAGACGGCTTCAGCAAATACGCCAACGGCTATTACGCTCAATACTTCGGCGTCATTTAATTCCGGCATTACGGTCGTGTCTAATTCGCGCATCACATTTGCTACCGCTGGCATATATGAGCTTACTACTAGCATCCAGTTTATAAATGCTGATTCTTCTACTGAATATGATGCTACCGTTTGGTTTCGTAAAAACAATACTACGGATATTGAGGCTTCTGCGTCCAAAGTTACAGTTCCTAAAAACTCAGTCGGTGGAGCGTTACTTTTTCAAGTTACGATTATGGAGAGTATCTCAGCTTCAGATTTTCTTGAAGTGTTTTATGCGGTTGAAAATAGTAGCGTATCTCTCAAAACTGCAGTAGCCCAGTCGTCTCCATTTATTTGTCCAGCTATTCCTTCTGTTATTGTTACAGCCAAGAGGATTGCATAATGCCTAAGACTCCCGCGTGGACGCGCAAGGAAGGTAAGAATCCTAAAGGCGGTTTGAACGCTAAAGGTCGTGCTTCCTATAATGCTGCTAATCCGGGTAAGCCTGGATTGAAAGCACCGCAGCCTGAAGGTGGTCCACGCCGTGATTCCTTTTGTGCCCGTATGAAAGGCATGAAGAAAAAACTGACAAGCGCCAAGACAGCGAACGATCCTAACTCACGGATTAATAAAAGCCTTCGCGCTTGGAACTGCTGATATGAAACAGGTCTGGGACAAACCTCGACCTAAAGGATTAGGCCCGAGTAAAAAATTAACGGCAGCGCAAAAGGCAGGTGCGAAAGCAGCGGCCAAGAAAGCTGGCCGAAAGTATCCAAATCTCGTCGATAATATG